AAAGATGAAGAGTTTCGTTCAGCCTTCGCACGAGCGAGGGATACAGGGTGCGAGATTCTCTTTGAAGAATGTTTAGAGCTAATTGATACCCCACCAGTTATGTGCGGTTCTGAGGGCAACGAGAGGATTGATCCGGCATTCATAAACTGGCAGAAGAACAGAGTCGAAACTCGTTTTAAAATGCTTTCTAAATTTAATCCAAAGCGGTTCGGAGACAAATTAGGAGTTGAAGCAGATGGAAATATTAACCTGACAATTGCAACAGGCGTACCACAGGCGTGAAACAACCGTTAATTACACTCGAATACACGCCACGTTTGTGGCAGAGGGAGTCTCATATAAAACAAGCAAGATTCAAAGTCTTAGCACTCCACAGACGCTCTGGCAAGACTGAGTTGGCAATAATGGAATTAATAGATAAAGCAATTAAATGCGAAAAAGAATTAGGTTTGTTTTGTTATGTCTCGCCGTACTTAAGTCAAAGTAAAGCTATCGCATGGCAGCGTCTTCTCAGCAAGCTTGAACCATTGCGTAGGACAAATACCATAGAAATAAATCAATCTGAATTAAGCGTTAAATTTCTGCACAATGGTGCTGTAATTCGTTTGTTTGGAGGTGACCGATATGACGCATTACGAGGGGTCAGGCTTGATGGAATTGTAATAGACGAGGTAGCACAGATTAGACCAGAACTATGGATTGATGTATGCCAACCTGCACTTTCTGACCGTCTAGGATGGGCAATCTTTATTGGTACACCTAGTGGCATCAATTTGTTTTCTGAGTTGTACTACAAGGCTATGGATGAAGACGGATGGACAGCAGCTAGATATACCGTCCACGATACAGACAGCATCCATCCTGACGAGGTAAACAGATTAAGACGAGACATGAGTGAGACATCGTTTGCTCGTGAATATTTATGTGATTTTAGTGCAGCAGGTGATGACCAATTAATTGCATTGGCAGATACTGAGGATGCAGCAAAGCGCATATATCAGGCAGACCATGTACGATTGTTTCCCATAATTCTTGGTATTGACCCTGCAAGGTTTGGAGATGACCGTTCTGTAGTGTTTAGAAGGCAAGGTAAGCAAGCATTTAAACCAGTTGTATATCGAGGTATAGACAACATG